AAAGAGGAAGAATTAAAAAAAGTAGTAGAGAGAAACATAAAAGGGACACTAAATGGCGCTGGTGTCATTTCTTTTAGCGAAACACATAGAAATTTATTAATGTGGGCACATTATGCAGACAACCATGAAGGTATCTGCATTGAAGTTGAAACAGACTGGTCAAAATCAAAGCCTAGGCTATATGATACATTATCAAATGCATTGCACTCCTTTCAACGAGTAAAATACGATACAAGGAGAGCTGATTATAGCGACATAGTAGAAATAAACGTCCAAAATCAGAATAAAATAACAATTGATCTATGCATGAAACACCTAACCCTTAAAAGTGATGAATGGATGTACGAGAAAGAGCATAGAAATATAATGTCTTTTCTTGAGGCTGATTACGTCAAATTGAAACCAGGAAAAACAATACCCAAGGAACTTAGAAATAGAATAAACAAATCAAAAATAAAGTATCTTGATAATGGTTATACAACAACCGAATGCTCCGACCTTGAGTTCTTTGACAATGTATTTGAAAGCAATTTATTTATGTACTTAAGCAAAGTTCCTGCAAACAAAATAAAAAGAATCTACCTTGGAGCTAGGTTTAATGAAAAGGATAAGATTATAAATGCATTTAAGAATCCAAATCATCCATTGCATCATGTGGAGGTATTTAAGTGTGAGATTAATAACTCACGATTTGAAATAGATGCTATTAGAGTTTATTAAACTCTAATAGCGCCCCTCCATGATAACAGCAATACATAAAGAACACAGTTTAGCAGGGAAGGGGGTTATTTCAGCGGAGGCACTCAATGTCGTGAATCACCCCAGGGAGGCGGACACCTGGGGGGCATAGGTCCTCGGGACGCAAGCGCCCTCCGGCAGGGCGTTTATCATGGTTCGCGCAGCTCACCATATGCTAATGGTCAGCGGCCATTCTTAACGTGAGTGGCAGCAGAGCGAGCGCGGCGTTTTGCCCGGCAGTGGTGCTGCCACTTAACCTCCAGCTCGATAAGGTGACCCCCAAAGAGCCAGAGCAGGGGAGGCAACGAGAACAGCGCCACCAGGGCAACACAGGCCCAACGAGCCTCGGCGGAATAGCTAGGATTGCTCCCTATGGCTATCAGGATGGCAATATCAATGCAGACAGCAATGATGCCAACCACAGTAACCCCCGAGCTTTTTTTATGTCCGGTCATCGCTAGGCATCCCGTCATTCTTGGCACCAGCAAAGAGCGCCCCATTGACCCGCTTTCGCAGCGCATCCCCGTCAGGGTCGCAATAAACGTCCACTGGCTGCCCCTGGTACTGGATAACCGCATGACACGCCGTCATGGGCTTCAAATCGACGAAGAATTGCGGCCACTCTTCGGCATAGATGGCTTGCTCGTCGTCACCTTTGCGCAGGGCGAAGCAATATTCGACGTTGTAGACGTCTCGATCACTTTTGGTCAGCACATGGCAGTTGATGATCATCCGGTATCCGGCGAACGGACCTACAGCAAAGACGCCAGCAGCATCCGCAGCAGGAGCGCCACTAGGACGTACATTAGCAGCGGGCGCAGCACCCACTTGCCCAGGAACCGAAATAGCGGCATCAGCGGGCGCAGAAGCCACCACAGGGGCTTTAGCAGGCGAGTCAATATACTCAGGCTTGATGAAACCAAAGAACATACAGAGTCCCCAAACGACCAGAACAAAAAGTATTTTAGGGTCTCGGAGCATCGAGCTACCCGCGATTGTATCCGAGACTTTACCGGTCGCAGTTGAGTCATAAAGTTTGAAAACATACTTGGGCACCTTATTAAATGGCTTGGCTTGCAGGACATCAGAAAGAGACGTACCGGAGTTATCGGAAAGGTGAAGAACGGTCTTATAACGGCCACCAATGCCCAATATCGCCATATTGGTATGACGAATGGCCGTTTCAGCCGCAGCCCGAATTACCTGGTGCACCTTTTTGATGTTCGGGGTGGTTAATACAAAGTCCCAGTTATGGTGACGGTGCATATCAAAAGCGACGTCGATTGTTTCGGGTCGGCCATCCTCTTTCGCCTTATCCGGCCCACCAGGATAATCGAGTTTATCCAGGTCACTCTGGCGCCATGCTGGCGGGAATACCCGCTGCACCTCATCGACCAGGAAGAATGCCCCCTTGGGTGCCCAATGGTAGAACCGCGCCAGATGATCGCGGCCCTCCTGGGATTCAGTCTCGACATAGAGCACCTCAAAGCCGTCCGGCACCTCTTTACCCAACACTTCGCGGCAACGTTCCACCGAGAAGCCCCGCACGTTGGTAATGATGTAGCGACCCGCCTTGATGGCCGGGATCACATCGGTGTGAATAGCGCCGCTTGATTTATAAGACCCTGGCGCACCGTGATGGATTTTGATGGACATGGATCACCACCCGAAGATATTCAGTAGAAAGCGCGTCACAAATGCCTGGGTAATAACGGACAGACCCTTGTCAAATTGCAGATAGAGCAAAATATCCCGCACAGATGCTGGGAGACTATTAAAGGAGGACGATATCAAATCACTGAATTGCAAGTTTATGAGGATTTCCCTGGCAACATCCCATGAAAACACCAACAGGAATATTTTAAACTCAATCCACTGAATAGCCAGTTTTACCGAAATCCAGGCCGTTACCTGGACAGCAAGATCATATATATCCTGAAACAACCCACTGAATAAATCACCTAACCACTCCATCGCTATCACCTTCTAGTCAAAATAATGAATGCTGTAAAGTAGAAAATAAACATCATCAAAGCCGCCAGAAAATCCCAATAGCCATCGGAATCAGGGCAGACTTGATAATCCTTTCCAAATATGGAGAACATATCGAAGCATTTAGGAGCCGAGGCAGAGCCATAGAACTGATATTTAAACATATCGGTCATTTCATTTTTAATAGAAATATACTGGCTTTTTAAAGCCTCCTTATGCTCACCATATACTTTCGTTATCTGCTCCAGGTCAAAGGCGCAACTAGCATCACCCGAGCAAAGCGGTGATTCATATTCAGCCTTTGCCACATGCAATGGATTTGATGAAGAACCTGGCATCTGAGAATAATCAATATTAAAGTCGCCAGACCCATCTTGACCACTGCCAGAATTTCCCCAGCCTGAATTTAACGCCTGTTGAGTCATCCCCTTGATAGCCGCAAGGCTGTTTTGCATACCGCCTAATTGGGATGAGCTTGTGCTATTCATCGATCTAAGTGTGCCATCGATAGACCCCAAATGTCCCGACATATTGCGCAAGTTGGAATCCATGGAGCCAGTATTGCCAAGAATAGAGCCAATGATTGACATTGATGATTGTTGCATTGCTTTAAGCGAGGCCACATCACCTTTGATTGCAGATAAATCAACAGTAGAAACGGCACCACTTTTACCGCCAGAAGAGACCATGCTATCAGCGATTTTCTTTAACTGGAGATTTGCCAAATCAAAATCAGCCTCCATGCGAGACAAATAAAGATTAGTCCCCTCTATTCGACCAGGGGTTTCCCGTATATAAGTTAGCGCCTCATTAAGCTTGTCATTAACGCCAGACAATCCGAGCTGGGTCTTAAATGTATTATCAGCGATCTGATTGGAATAATCCTTCAAATCAGAAAGTCTAGAATTAACCCCCGTCAACTGCTTACCTAAATTAGTATTAATCTTTGAAAGGGTATGACCCACGGTCTGATAACCGTAATGATTAAAATATTGCCAACCAGCAATATTATCGGTATCACCAGGAAGACTACCATCCCCGCCAGGACTGCCCCCAGTATCGCCACCGTCGCCACCAGTACCAGTACCAGTGCCCACGGTACATTCCACACCGTTAGACTGTATGGGGCCCATGGTGCCCGTAGATGGCGTTTCAACACAGACTCCAGGGCAAACGACCTGACACCCGCCCAGAGTGGAGGACTCCCATTTAACGCAATAGGGCATTTCTGTACCTATAGGCACATTTTGCAGATTGAGCCCTGCCGGACAGCTCGCAAACGCCCCCAGCGGCACCAGGAAGAGCAGATAAAGCAATCTCACGCGACCCCCAATAAAAAAGGCGACCGAAGCCGCCTTATGTCATATCGAAAACGATGTTCTCCAGCCTTCGACAAAGAACAAAAACCATAGCGTCCCAATCAAGAGGGACACGGTTTAAGCCTTACGCATGAGCGCGATCAGGATACCGACCCCGACGACTGTAGCCACGACCATCATCACCTTGGGCGCGGTAGTAGTGACGTCAGACTGGGCAGCATCCAGGGCAGCACCCGCAGCGGCAGCGATACCACCATCAGCAGCATTGGCACCGACAGCAGCTACGGAGCCCACCAGGGCGATACAGCCATTACGGAAATAGTTACGCATACTCGTTTATCCTCTTTTTGCACCTACAATGACACGGGCAATAGCGCCCAGTTTTAAACCCAAAGCCCAAATAACAATCCCAGAGCTAAAGGCAATTCCCACAACCGATATATCGAATTGGAACCAATTAGAGATATCGGTGAGTTTGGTATGCTCCTGGACAGTCAAGAGCACGTAATTACAAGAATCCCCCTCTGAAAGGCGGGTATATCCTTCGGAGGTAATATCCAGGCAAATCATTATTGCGCCCTCGTCGTCGGTCGCTGCGCGCCCTCGCTCCTCCTCCTCGTTGGCGCTGGTTGTTTACAGAGGCTTTTTAGATGCTTGGTAGCCGACGACAACGTTACGGGTCGGATTCTGGGGATCCGCTTCCAGAATAAGATCAATCGCCACCAATTTGGGGCAATCAGCCATTTCCTTGATAGTCGGCGCATCATTGCGCAGGGACAACTGGCGAACCTCATAGCCCCAGGAGTTGATATTGCACTCCGGCTTGTTGACGTTGTTTGCAGGAGCCAGGTATTCGACCTGGGCAAAGTCGTAAGGCACCGGAGCGCCAGATTTGCGGGAAACACCGTAGCCATGGGTCACGCGAGTGACCAGAACACCAGACAGAATAGACATAGTTATTACCTCGTTGAAGAACCTTAGTTAGGTCGAAAATACAGGCAGCTCGTCCAAGTCAGGAGGGAGCGGCATTCTTAATCGCGCCGGAATATCACTTTCTTCCAGGTGCGCAGTTAATTGGTTAACAATCTTCTCAGGCGATAATCCCTCGATGTTCGCTAACCAATTAACAAGGCGACCCGCCATGCGGGACATATTAAAGACGGCATTGTCCCTGGACGTTTTGAACTTGTTTTTAAAGGTGGTCAGTCTGACGGGCTTTATTTCCGCTTCCTGGATAGCAGCCAGCCATTTATCAAATTGCGGATACATCCCCGCAAAATAGGGGTCTGGGTTTACCAGGACGTCCAGCGGGATAATGCGGTCCTTATTGTGCAGCTCGCCTTCGGCGCGTACCCAATTCGGATACTCAGCCGACTGCATCTGTTTGCCCTTTTCGTATACCCGGGCGCACTTACCGTTGATGCGGCTGCCCACGTAGAACGAGCAGCCCTTGGTCGGCACCATGCCAAAGCGCTTGGCGATGCCCTTGGCAACCTCGGTGATCACGAACTCACCCGATTCAATCTTCATCCAGGACGGAGCGCGGCCCCGCTGGGGATGGAACTCGCCGGCTTCCGCGCCGGCAATGGCACCCTGGTAGGTGATGTGCTCGCCGCTGTAGTCATCCAGGGCGAGATCCACCCGTGTGATGCGCACGCCTGGAATGTGAGAGATAACATCATGCAAAGCCTGGAAATCCAGGGCGGCACAACCCACACCGGAAAAACTCACCATGCAACCATGGTTTGCCGCACCCCAGCCAATCAGGCCGCAGGGGATGCCGTCACACAGCAGGTCAGCCGAATTGGCGTAACCGTGCAGGCCAGAGCGGCGAGGGCGCATCGTGAAGCGCGGTTCGGGGATGGGGACACCAATACGGGTATTCAGCTCCTCTAACCACAGCTCCAGCTCGTTGCAGCAGAGGGCATCCAGGAACTGGACGCCGTAGCAGTCGATCAAGTCGTTGTAGGCTTCCCAATACTTGGCACCCTCGACAACCTCGAACTCGGAGAACTTGAGCAGGGCAGTGCAGACCGCCTTCAACTCCTTACGAATGTCGGCACGGGCCTTGTAACCGGAATGCAAAGCACGCTCCATCATTTCGGTCATGGATAGCGTCACGACAGGGGCAGGGGACTTAGGCACCCCCTGGAGGCTTAACCGCTCAGTGGTCTTGTCATATTCAACCGTTGGGGCAGGGGAGACCCCCAGCCGTTCGGCCTTGCCGCACAGGCGTTCTGTCACCTTGTCAAAACGGGCGAGGGGAGCGAAGCCAACCGGACGCTTCCAGAGATAACGCAGCCCCTCGACAGGGGGTTCAGAAATGGCCGCTTGCAGGGCCTTCACCTTGGTATCGAAGCGCGGGATAGCCTTCAAGAGCGCCCCTTGCTTGGCAAGCTCCTTCATCTGGATCAACTCGGTCGGCGCCCAGGTGAAGGACAGATAATCGATCAGGGTTTTGTTGCCGATAACCCCATTTATCGGCATCACGGAGCTATGACCAGTCATCGAAAAACACTCCCTGGTCATAGAAGCCGCGCCACGTGTCCTCGGTGACTTCCACCAGTTCGAACACGGTATCGGGGTACGTCATCGACAGATAGACCCGCAGCTCATGCAGGTCGCGGAACATCTCGACCTGACCCGCGATGCAGGCGGAGTAATCGCCAGTCGGCTCTGCCTGCCAATAGACCTTGCGCTCAATGAGCGCGGGCAGATCCTGGTTTTGTGGGCTAGAGTGGGTCAT